CAGGATTTGAAATCGGCCCAGTCCTTCCAACGGAACCCATGCAACTGCCCGCGCCGCGCCTCAAAGAAGGCCAGCAATAGTTCCACATCATCCAGTGACCGCAGCCCAAGCCCCGCATCGTACCGGCGCCGGGAATGCGCCCAGGGGGTGTTGCGTTCCTCAAACCCGTTGGCCAGCGTGACAATCTCGGTCCGCCGTTCGGGACCGCCAATTGATCCAAAGGACAGGTTGGCGGGAAAACGTATGTCGTGAAATGCCATGTCTCGCTCCTCAGCGGTTGCGCTGTCCCTGACCCAGAGCGCGCCCCATACGGGCGGCGATCTGGCTCTGGGATCTCTGGAATCCCTGCACATCGGGGGTCTGGATATTCATCACCACCGTCACCGGCCCCTGACCGGCGGCACGCACGCCCAGCCGTCCATCGGCGCCACGGGCCAGCGGCATGATCGCCTCGGGGCCCGCCTCGCCCATCAGACCGGTGCCGCCGCGCATGGGAAAGGTGGTGGGCGAAGACACGACACCGCCCCGGGCAAAGGGCATCACCCGGCCCTGGGACATCGCACCGCCCTTTTCGAACGGCATTAGCCCATTCACCAACCCTTCGACCCCCGACGCCAGCAGGCCGCCGAAATGCCCAGCCACAGGCCGGATCGCGGCGCTATAGGCGGCATCGACCATGCTTTGCGCCACGCCTTTCAACGCATTCGACAGCTTCATCCCATCAAAGATCAACCCGTCGAACGACCGGCGCAGCCCACGGGTAATTCCGCTGCTCAGCACGTTCACCTCTCGACCTGTGTCGGCGATGGTCGATTGCATCCGCCGCAACTCGCTGTCGAACGCGGCGGCCATTGCGCCCGCACCGCCAAGTGTCTGTTCCAGCGTCAGGATCTGATCCTCAAGCGCCTCGATCTGCTGACTTTCCATCACCAATCTCCTGTTCATCGGGCCACTCTTTCGCCAGCGCAGCCAGACCCGCCCTGCTCAGGGGCGCAGCACTGCCGCGCCCCAGCATCAGCATCAGTTCGGCGGGTGTCAGCGCCCAGAATTCAGTCGGGCACAGCCCACGCCCGTTGATCCCGGCCCGCATCAGCCCCGGCCAGTCGAAAGACCGCTCAGGTGCGGGCATCGGCATCCCCCGGCAACGCGAAGGCCCGTGCAAGCAACGCACCCGCCACCCGCGCCGCACCGACAGGACCGCCGCCAATATCCGCCGACAACAGGTCACCCATCGAGCCACGCCAGCCCCCGCCACGCAGCCCCGCAACGACCAGCGCGAGCACATCGCGGGTCGAGAATTGTCCCTGCTCGAACCGCTCGACCAGCGCGACCAGAGTGTCGGTGCCCATTGAAGCCTCAAGCTCGGCCAGTGCGCCCAGCGTCAGCTTGGCCACCTGCGGCTCACCATTCAGCATCAGCATGACTTCGCCCGCCCAGGGGTTGCCCAACCCTGCCCCGATCTCCGGCCCCATTTCAGCCCCCCTCACAGCGCGGTGAAGTCCAGAGCACCCGCCGACGAAAGCGAGATCTCATAGTTCGCCTCGCCATTGTGCGACCCGGCATATTCCAGCGATGTCACCTGAAACGGCCCCGCAACGATGCCGAAATTTGGGATGATCACCTGAAACTGCGGTGTCAGCCCGTCAAAAAAGATCGCCCGTGCCCTTTCGTCCGTATTGGCATCCTTGAAGATCCCCGAGCCGGAAATGCTGGCCGATTTCACGCCCGCCCCGCTCAGCAACTCGCGCCAACCGCCCTGTGATTCCAGCGATGTGACATCGACACTTTCGGCGTTGAACGAAATCCGCGTGGCCCGCAGCCCCGCGATGGTTTCGAATTGTCCCGCTCCCGTCAGGTCGATCTTGATCAACAGGTCCTTACCGTTCTGTGCCGCCATGTCCGTCACTCCGTCATTGGTGTTCAGTTGTCTTCCGTCTGCGCCCGAAACCGCAGGTCGATCCGCCGTTGACCGCCGCTGCCAACGCGCCGCGCCTGAGCCCGCTGAAACCACAGCCCGACAATGCGCCCGCGTGTCAGAACCGGAGGCGTGTCCAGCAATGCGTCCGACACCGCCACCGCCGCTGCCTTGGCGATGGCAAAACCTGAGCTTTCAGAGATTACGCTGATGATCAGGTCGTGCCAGGCACCGCCACCGTTCTGGTCGGAACGGTCGCGCGTCGTTTCTTCGCCCAAGGTCACATATGTGGCGGGCAGGCTTCCCGACGGCACCGCGTCATAGATCGCATCGCCCACCACGGCCTCCAAAGCCGTATCTGCCTGTAAACGCTGAAAAATCGCTGCCTGCAGAGCCGCCGTAACACCATAACTCACAGCGCCACCTCTTCGTCCGCGAAACAGGTCAGATAGGTTCCGCCCGGCACCACCTCGGTCACCCCATGGATCGTGAATACCCGGGCGCCGTCTCGAAATCGCTGACCCGGCGACGGACGCGATGCCGCACCCTGCGGCGCGCCTCGCACCGTGATCCGGTAGGTCAGCCGCGACAGCGCGACGTCTTGTCCGGTCTTCTCGCGCCCCGTGCCGGGCCGCAGATCGGCCCACAACACGCCAAGCGATGTCCATGTCTCGGTAAATCCCCCGGACCCGTCGGCGATCCGAACTGCGCCCTCCAGCACCAGACGGCGGCTCAGCTGCACACCGCTCATGCTGAAAATCCCCCGCCGATGCGCAACACCCGGAACCGCGCCAAAAGCCCGGAAACCAGCACCGGCATTCCGCCGCCCGCCTGACCATCGCGGTTTTCATAAATACCCGCCGCCAGCAGCAGGACCGCTTGCGCCATGTCGCCCGGAACCACTGCCCAACCGGCAAACCCGGCGTCAAAATCGATCTCTGCGCGACCGGTCAGCGGAATCTGCGGCAGGTTGTATCCCGACGAAATCAGCAATGGCCGGTGGTCGTCGCGGATCAGCCGGTATTGGGCCGGGGCGATCAGCGTTTCAGCGCCGGACCGGTCGAAAATCGCCAGCCGGGTCACCGCCGCAACCGGCGCCAGCGGCAACACCAGTCGTGACAGATCGCGCCATTCCCCCAGCGTCAGGCGGTAAGGCCGTGCCAGAACTGCCTTGCCGCAATGTCCCTCGACCCGGGCAATCGCCGCGCGAAGACAGGTCTCCAGCACCCCGTCCTGAAGCGTGTCATCGCCAAATCCGGTGCCCAGCCGCAGGTGATCGCGGAACGTGGCCAAGGGAAGCACAGCCGTCGCAATCGGGGCGGTCTCTATCAGTTCCATCAAATATCTCCGAAAATCAGCACCCATGACCCGACAGGTGGGCGCACGCCCCCGCGAAACACAGACGGAGGGGATCAGCCGGTCACCGCGGGTGATCTGACGCGCGCCCGTTCAGGCCGGCGGATTTCTCGCCGGCCTGTCCCGGCCCTTACGTGGCCGAGAACTTGAGCAGCTTGATCGCCGCAAAGTCGCTGACATCGCCGCCGACACGCTTGGTCGCATAGAACAGCACATGCGGCTTTGCGCTGAACGGATCGCGTAGGATGCGCAGATCGGGACGTTCGGCAATTGTGTATCCGGCTGCGAAGTCACCGAACGCGATGGCAAAGGCATTGGCCGCGATATCGGGCATGTCCTCGGCGATCAGCACGGAATAGCCCAAAAGGCGCGCTGGTTCACCCGCAGCCAGCCCGTCAGACCAAAGGAACCGTCCGTCCGCATCCTTCATCTTGCGCACAACTCCGGCAGTCTTGGAGTTCATCACAAAGCTGCCGTTGGCGCGGTATCTTGCGCCCAGCCCATACACCAGATCGACCAAAGAATCCGGCCCATTGAACGCACCCGCCGAACCGGTTGGGACATACCCCAGCGATCCCCAGGCCCATACCGCGTTGGCGATGACAGGCTTGGTCAGGAACCCCTTGGGCTTGTCCACGCCGTTGCCACTGACGAATGCCGCCGCCTCGCTGCGGGCGAATTTGTCGGCGATGCGGGTCGCCAGCCAGGTTTCGATATCGAATGCGGCATCGTCCAAAAGCCGCTGCGATGCCTTTGGCAGCGCGCTCAGCTCGTGCAGCGGTATGACGATCCGATCAACGGTCGGCGTCCCGGTTTCTGCCTGCGGACCTACCTCACTCGCCCAGCCCGCGCCGATATCGGTGGTGTCGACCAGCACGTCATACGAGGTCGCCTCGACGTTCACCACGCTGGCAATGGCTCGGATCGACGCGGCCGAACGTAGGACGGAATGTACCATCGCACTGGTCTGGTGATCCACCAGATATCCCCCGTCACCCGCCACGGCAGTACTCAGCGCCTTGCCGTCCAGCTCCAGCCCGCGAAGGGCGTCGTCATCGCCCGAACGCACATAGGCCTCAAACGCCTTTTGATGCGGCGCTTCGGTCTCGGTCGTGCGGGCCAGAGCCGGACGGCCCACCATCAGTGTCTTGCGATCCAGCATGTTCATGCGCTCCTCAGTGTGTTTCATTTTCGTCTCGATGCCGTCCTGAAACCGCTTCAGGTCGCCCACCAGCCCGCTCAACGCCCGGGACACCTGCGCTTGCGGCAGATCTTCCCCGGCACCGGACATTGTCTCGGTTTTGCTCATCGCCCGTCCTTTTCGTGAGTATTCGGTCTGTTCCGGGGTCAGCCCCGGGTCAGCAGTCGGCGCGCGCCTTCAATGGCCGCCGCCAAACTGCGCATGGCGTCATCCGCGGGCGCATTGCCCTTGGCCCCGACCCGCGCTTCGGAAAGCATGGGGAAGGTGACCAAAGACACCTCCCACAGTTCCAGCTCGTGCAACAATCTCTGGCCCCTGCCATCCTTTGCCGCCTTTTTGGTGCGATATCCGATCGACAGCCCGTCGATGGCGCCCGCACCGATCAGCGCAATCGCCTCACGGCCCTTTGTGACCTCCGCCAGAATACGACCCTTGACGAAAAGCCCACGCGCGTCCTCGCGAACTTCGTCCCAGACACCGATCGGTTGGGTCGGATCGTGCTGCCACAACATCTTGACCTTGCCGCCCCGGGCCGAGAGCGCCGCCAGAGACCCGCCGTAAGCACCCGCCGAAACCACGTCGCCGCCCTGATCCTTGGCGCCAAACAGACTGGCGTAGCCTTCGATCACCGAGCCGTCGATCACCGCAACATCACCGCCCAGACGGCAGAATTTGTGTTCCAGACCGAACCCGTTTCCAAAGCCGTCTTGCTTGTGGGTGTCCATGGTCATTCCCCGCCCTCCAGTTTCGGCAACCCCAACAATGCGCGCTTTTCCCCATCCGACAGGAATGTCGCCGCCGTGACCCGCGCCCATTGCTGATCCCGTTCACCCGCAAGCGCAGGCACCTGATCGGGATCGCATTTCAACTCCACCGCTTCGCCGGTGAATCCGGCCAGCCAGTGCGACACTGCCGCCACGACCCGCCCGGCAAGAGGCAGCACGGTCAGGCGGTAAAACGCCCGGTGCGCCTCGGCATAATTGGCATAGGTTGCGTCTCCGGGAATGCCCAACAGCATCGGCGGCACCCCGAAGGCCAGCGCGATTTCCCGCGCCGCGGACTCCTTGGTTTTCTGGAATTCCATGTCCGAC